TGCTGCGGAGACTTCTTTATTGGCTAGGATGTCCTAGCCGCAGGTGGAGTGTGTTACCCCATCTGTTTCAATCACTGAAAGAAAGGATCTTCGATCATGCCTAAGAAGTCAAACATTGACTTTTCGACTACGGTTCCGGCGACATACCGGAGTCAAACCGTGACGAATGGTATACCTGGCCCATGGTCAAGTACGCCAGTTACAGGCTGCAGATTGGAGGTTCGAAAGTTGATTCGCGATCCTACGTCACCGACGGAGAAGCGCGAAAAGCCGTATCACAACAAGAAAGTAACCATCCAGTACCCAGATGGGCAGTGGATCTGGAACATCAATCTTGCTGGGACAACATACACGAAAAGCATCGGATGTCCGGGTACGACGGGTTTTAACCAAGGCCTTAGTAGCTTTTACATGTACTATTACAGCCACGGAAAACTCATCTACGCCCCAAGGACCATTGACTGGCCCTTGAATCCCGACCTCCTTTCGCAGGCAGAGGTAAAGTGTTATGCTGCTTTGCGGAATAAATACAAAGAGCTCGACAGCGCGTCCTACCTGAGCTTCGGTTTATGGTTTGGTGAGCGGGCCGAGACGGCCTCTTTGTTACGGGATTGTGCGGTGACGTTCTCGAAATTTATCGTGAGCGTACGGTCTATGAATGCACGGAATGTATCCCGTGCTATTATGGATCTCCGGGCTGATCTTAAGCCCGGTGCTGTGTACAGGCGGGTAAAACGTGAGATTGCTCTCATGCGAAACCGTCTCCTGAAAAAGCAGAAAGGAGAAGTTATCCTGCGGAATCTTCCAAAGGAAACTCTGTTCACAGCAAACCGCCTGGTCCTCGCCTACAATCTGGGCGCGGCACCACTTCTGCGGGACCTGGACTCTGTCTATAAGGCAATGCTCCAGACAGTGGCGGACCCCACGGCTTTGATGATAAAAGCCAAAGCATGGGTTATCCGACAAGACATCGGTACGAACGTGGTGAAGTCCACCAGAGGCCATGTAGTGGAGAAAACGAGGGTTAACTCTCTCGTCCGCTATACGGTCACTATGGTGTGTCAGCCTGCTCTAACAGAGAGGGCGATACTTGAACGAGCGGGATTGGCGAATGCTCCATCCTTGCTGGCCGAATTGACCAGTTGCTCGTTCATTATTAACTATTTCTACCCGATCCTTGACTACCTGAAAGCTACTTCGACGCCTCTGGCGTTTGAGTGGTGCGATGGTAGCTACAGCGTGAAGGTCTCCCATCTGCAAGAGACGGAGATACGGTCCACTTCACGGGCAGGGCCAATGTTGGCAAAGGGGTTCTATAGACATATGGAACACCGGCGGAAGGTGTACACTACATTTCCAGTACCCATCCCCCCATTGTCCTTTCGCGGTCAGGATCTGACCGTCGATCAGGCTGTAAACGTGACAACAGTCGCGTTGGAAAAAGCAAGGAAGGCTTTGCGTTTGTAACGCTCTCCCTCCGCGGTATAACACCCGCGGTGCCATTCACTCAAAAGGAACACAACATATGTCCTTGGTTATCAATGATGGTGCGGCCGCTCCGGTCGCGCACACGTTTCTGCTGGAACTCGCGCAGCAGGGTCCGAACCTTCCGGCACAGTACATCGACCGGAGTCCGGGCCTTGGCCCCAAGTCGTTCCTGCGGTTGGATGCCCTCTCGCGATTTGCGAAGGCGTCCGGCAATGACCAGACGCAGCTCCACCTGGCCGCGAATCACTTCACGGATCCGGGGAGCGGCGTGGTGCAGCAGACTGGCACCTTCAACGCCTGGTTCAATGTCAACAGCACCGGTACGTGCAGCGTCGAAGCTGTACGCAAGTTGTATGGGATGCTGCTCGTGAACGCACTCGCGAACACGACGGTGAAGGACTCGATCTTCAAGATCCAGCCCCTGAACATGTAACTTGACCGGGTCAGCAGCTACTAGCTGTTGATTTTCGTCAGATCGGTCCACTCCATCGTTAGCCCACAAGGCGAACGTCTCTTGAGTACACTAAAAACGGAGTTTCCAAATGCAAAAGCAAAAAGGACCGGCCCGTAAGGGTCACGTTGGGAAGAAGCCAGGATCCAATCTGGTGGCGTTAACGCCTGCCGTTAGACAGAGGGAAAGGGCCAAAGATGGCTCTCTCTATACCGGCCCCAACGTTACCGTGAAGTTCAGCTTGAAAGATTTTATCTACAAGCTTTTTGTTCAGACGCTCGGCGTCGGGGCCTTTTATAAAGGTCCTGGTCCCCTCAAAATTGCGGGGGGTTTCGAATATCTTGACACGGAAATCGGTCATAACGACTCGATGACCTTTGTTGACAGCCGCTACCAGCAGCTGTGGGCAATTAGGTATCTGGCTGAGCAGATCCTCTCGAAGTACGACGACGGTATCCCAGATCCGTCGAAGATGGAGAGAGCACTTACGCGCTACAAGACCGCCGAAGACCGGTGTAAGCTGGCCAACGGTAGGTTTGACTGGGACGGTATTAATGTTCCGGTCTGGGCGAATCCGCGAAAGCGGTCGCCTTATTTGTGTCCTCAGACGGGGGTTTTCTACTCCGTAGATTGCCTGAGGGCACTCCGTGCAACGCGTGACCTTCTTGCGAAGGTGGTAAAGTACGAGCCGAACCTCATTGAGGATTTCGTCTACTTTGCTGGACATGGACCTGGTGCAACATCGCGGCTTAGTCGCCGAGACGCGCACCAGACTGGGAAGTGGAGTGGATCACTCCATATCACGGGAAATGCAGCAGACTTCGGGAACCAGTTCCTGGAACTTAATCCAGGGTATGCTGGCGCCGGGGGATCGTTTTCGATCTTCCCTGGTAACCTGTTGTCCGTTGTTGCGAAGAACTGGCTGACCTATCGCTTTATGGCGATGGAACCTGAGGGCAATATGCTTTACCAAAAGTGCATTGCCGTTGCGGAACGTAGGAACCTCCTGTCTGTTGGTATCGACTTGAGGGACCAGTCTCGCAATAGGGGGTTAGCCCAGGTGGCTGTCGAGAGACAACTCGCTACCTGGGACGGCACCTCTGCTAGCGACACTGTCGCTACCGGTCCGTGCTCGTACCTCCTCCCAAGGGGTCTCTATGACCACCTTGTCCGGGCCCGCTCCCCTGTGGGTTATTTCGTTGAGGATGGGCGACAGCCTGTTTTCAAGCCGGATGGTTCTGGTGGCTTTTCAATAGCCAATGGTTGGGAGAGCAAGTACTACAAGCTCTCCTCAATGGGGAACGGCAACACCTTCGAAACCGAGACCTTAGTGTTCTATGGCTTGGCTAAATCGTGTTGCCTTATTGCCGGTGTCGACGACACAGACGTTTCTGTCTATGGTGATGATGTGATAATCCCCAGTGCAGCTTACCCACTCTTCGTGGAGGCTGCGGATTTCTGTGGATTCATTACCAACGACAGCAAATCGTTCCATGAGGGTCCCTTCCGCGAAAGCTGCGGGGGCCACTACTGGTGCGGAACGGATGTGACACCTTTTTACGTCCGAGAAGAGGTTACTCACCTCGATCGCTTGTTCCTCCTGCATAACAATGTTTGGAGGTGGTTCCATCGTAATCCGAATATCTGCGACCCGCAGGCTGTTCGGATACTCCTGGCATGGATTCGATCCCATGCTCCTGAGGAGTGGCGGCGACCCAGGCTCCATAATCCCGATGTTGGGGATGGAGCGTTTATCGGGAAGCCGTATATTGGTACCGACCCCAAGAATTTTTGGGACCGGACCAAGGAGTTGGCGCCTACTCGGCGTTACTCCGGATGGGAGGGGCACGGTGTTAATGTGCTCTTGTATGAGGCGAAGTCGGACCGACTGATGGATGACCAAGTCCACGATGACCAAAAAGCGTCATTCGCGGGTCTCTGGAACGGAACGAAGTTCGAAACCGTCCGAGATGGTCGTCTCCGGTCAGGAGTGCCAGCCGTACAGGCCAGCACTTACTCTGACATACCCTGGAAACAGCGGTACTGGAGTGTCGGAGTCCAGGTGTACAACGCCATTGGCGTCGCAAGCTGGTTCTGATCGCTAGAACAGCGGCGTCACGGGGGTCACCTCCCCGTTAACAAAAGGTGTGGCGCATTAAAGAGTTGAATTAACTCTGCG